CAAAGCAAGATCCAAGATCGCTAGCGAAGTGGTGAATCTTGGTAGCTCCTTGGTGGAGTACCGCGAAAGTGTCCGCATGTTTCGGGACACAGTTCAGATTCTACACGACGTGTATCGGACGTTGAGGACTGGTCGTATCTCTGATAGCCTACAGCGTCGTATGACGCGGCGGGGCAGGGAGAGGATCAGTAGAATGCCATGGCGGTTGAGGCGTCACGTAAATGTGATGTCTTTGCCGGCGGCGTTCTTGCAAGCCAACTTCGGGATTAAACCCCTGATGAATGACGTGTTTTCCTCAATTGATGTGTTGAGCGCCCGTTTAGGGTTGCCCATTTACCGTAAGATCTACGTCAAAGGAATTTCTTCCAATTACGTGTATACTTATGGCACATTTGCACATTGGCGCCGAACAGATAAGGCAAATTTTCATTTGCTTCTTGACCCAGAACGGGCTGAGATAATCGTCGGCAATCCCATAGAATGGGCTTGGGAGTTGATCCCTTTCTCATTTGTAATCGACTGGATGCTCCCCATTGGGGAAACTCTGTCGAGCCTCGACGCGTTGAAAAACGTGACTTGGACTATTGGGACCGTAACGTCTAAAGCGGAGTTTACTCGGAACGGCATTGCGCCTAATCCGGGTTACGAGGTGATCGAACCGTATAAACAACGGTATAAAGAGCACTCTCGTGTGGTTCACACCACAATTCCATTTGCGTTACAACCACTTCGGTGGGACCCCAGTACATCATGCAATTCCGCCCTTGAAGGGGTGGCGTTGTTGTGGTTGCTGATACAGGGTCGTCGTGCTAGGGCCAGACGGCTTTAGCTTTACGGGTATAAACCCATAACCATGAGGGCATTTTGCCTCATCAAGGAGCTTGTTATGCCAGTGGCATCAACAATCGCTATCTCCGATAGCACCCCCACGAGTCATGATTTCGACCCCAGGGGAGACAAGAACGGTGTTATGATTTACAAAAACACCGAATCTGACACGGGAGCCGGTCAAATGGTTCTCGGTCTGTCTCTCTCTGATGCGTCGGCTTCGCGGCCCACCCATCGTGTTACTCTTACGTTGGCCGTACCCGTCGAACAGACGGTAGACGGTCTTGTAGAAGTCGCACACGTCGATAGGTTCCAGGGCATTTTTATAATGTCTGAGAATACTACGGCTACAGCACGAGCTGATTTGCTAGCCTATGCGCAAAACGCACTGGCGAACGCTCAGGTCGTGTCTGCCGTGTCTGATCTTGATCCCCCGTGGTAACCTCATTGCGAGGCCCTATGGGCATCTATTTGGCCGCGGTGCTAGTGCTATCCGTCATCCTGTTCTCTGCGGTAGTTTCCGGTTGTTCCGGACTACAATACGCAGCGAGTGGGGAGGCGGAAATCCACAACCATGAGAATGGTAGTGGGCAGCCCGAAACACCTAAGCCAGTGGATCAGCCAGTTGACCCTTTCATAGGGTAACAACTAGTATTAGAACCAGGAGACAGCTAATGGACATATTTAGTAGCCCATTACTTCCAGACTTAAATCTGGAGTGTGCCACTCTATTTTCGCTATGTGAGGCGATTAACTCGCCGCGATCTCTCGCCGTCGCCCTACTTATAGGAAACGGTGAGTGGGAGCAGTATCTGGACCTACCGTGGGACCACTCAATCCCTAGGACCGTCAGCAATTTCGCCGACGACTACCTAGTGAGTGAATTCCTGCGGAAAAGTCCGAACTTGCCCTTAGCAGTTGATAAAACTGCAGTCGCTACGGCATCTTTCTTCGTAAATGAGGAAAAATGTCGACTCACAAATCGTAGATTTGCTCAGGGAGGCGTTAAAAACCACCATGAGCACTTTCTCGCCGTGAGGCGTGAAGTTGCTACGATTCTTGGACCGTTGACGGATGCCGACCTCGGCTTCGTTGAAAGAAGCTTTGGCTTTGGTCCAGGTGCGAACGTTGGAGTGAGAGGGACAGGGATGGTGTCATCGGATAAATTCGATAACGACATTACTCTGACCCGGAATCTAATACCCTTTTATAAAGCCATACTAGGCGATCTCTGGTGGAAACACCAGGACCGTCCGCAGGTGGTATTGGGTAACAGATTCACAACCGTTCCCAAGGATGCTCGCAAAGACAGAGGAATCTGCGTTGAACCGATGCTGAACAACTTTGTTCAGACAGGTATTGGCGCGGCCCTTCGTCGGCGATTGAGTATCAGTGGGCTTGATCTAAACTCACAGGACAGGAATAGAAACCTGTCTTCAAGGGCGTTTCGCGAAGATCTCGCGACAATTGACCTTGAGGCTGCGTCGGACACGGTGTCCTATGCAGTC